GCGATAGTCATAGTGACAGATCCACCGGACTCATCTCCTTCACCCGATACTGTATAATCAGTATCCAGAACTTGTAGGATTTGATTACCTGTTGATTCAATCAATGTGACAACTAGATCACTATTATTTAGAAACCTGTATGGAAAACTGAATACAACAGTAACCCCATTACCAACGTATGATTCTCTAAGTTCTGTAGTGCTAATGGTCATTTTGAACTCCTATTACTGAATTTCTTCAGGTTGAAGTGGTGAGTCAATTCCATACATTTCTTCATTTTCAGCTTCATTCTCAGGGATATTAAAGAAACCGGATCGAATAAACCAAGCATTTATTTTCAGGACTTTGGCTACTTTATCAGCAGGATTTGTAACTTTTTTAAGTAGTAGTGCCATCTTCTCAGGATCTTCCACAGCCTCCTGTATGATTTTACGGGTTGAGGAATTAGGAAGTTTTTTAACAATTCGTTCCATGAACTTCGACCCGGCACCACGGACAATTAATGAATCACGACCACCCACTCCATTTATCATAGTACCAGCTCCACTGGAACCAACCATCTTAGCAAATAAACTTATAACTTCATCACCAACACCGGTTTGGAACTCAACAGCAGTTTTAGAAATACCCGATTGTTGAATATTATCAGCGAGATTTAAGAATTTCTCAATATTTTTAGCTTGAGCAGGATCAACCATTCCTTCTTTTAACATGATCTCCATTGGTGAGGTTTTACCGGCTGTTACTGACCCAAAGAGAAAGTTCTTGAACAACCCCATATCTAAATTACGATTAAATTGACCAGCGGACCGAACATCTCTTGTTGATGACCTGATGATAGCCTCATAAAAGGATGTCATCGCCCCATCCAATACATTTTTCTTCTCAGTGGGTGACATGCCATTGGTTAATCGTTTTGCAGTTTTAATAAAACTCAAGACTTCTTTCTCTTGGTTTGGTGACTTTAAAGCCTTTGTTGCCAATGCCACTGGATCACCGTTCACAAGTTTAGAGAAATCTTTTTGTTTTTCAATGATAGATATTTGTTTCTTGGATAATTGTTCCAGCTCTTTAAGAGCAACTTCAGAATCAACAGCCTGTTCCAATGATGCCTTGACTTCAGGAAACCTCTTTAACATTACACCATTCTTTTCTGAGAAAGCTGCAAGCTTCTTTGCTGATACTCGACCTGTTAACGGGTCAATTGATTCAGCGGCTGCAACTCTGAGCATATCTTCTTGTGCATCTATAATGATTTGATAATGAGAATCATCCGTGATTCCCTTATCTTTCATAAATCTGGTGGCATCTTCGAGTTCCAACATTTTCAAATTGGCAGCATCCCCTCCAGAAGCCATTGCTTTTTGCAACAAGAGTTCTGGAGCAACCCGATTCCCGTATTTACCCTTACTGGTTGCTTTACCAACGAAACTGCGAGTGAACACATCATTAAACTCTCTGGAGAAGGTTCGGGCAGTATCATAAGCAGCATCATCAACTTGTGTGAAAGCCTGATCGACATCATCAAGGGACGCTTCTGCTAGATTATTCAGTATTCGTGATTGATTGAAATCACCAGCCTGGGAAGCAGTTCTCGCTTGGTCAAGTAGTTCACTCCTGAGTTGCATCATTTCACCAGCGGTGGTCCCCTTCTTGGAAACCCTTTTGACAAACTTTGTCACAATGGATGGTAATTTCTCACCTTGAACTTCTGGCAATAATTCACTCTTAAGTTGTTTCAAGGTTAATTTAATGTTTTCGAATCCAGAAGGAACAGTTTTATCAATTTGATTCCAGAGTTCTGATTCTACCAATCTTGCTGATTTAATAGCGTCATCAACAGCACCCCTGGCAACCTTACTAATATTGACAAGTTCTTTATTGTCAATTCTTGATATACCAGCAACAGCTTGAGAAGCTTCATCTTTAGCAGCATTTAAACGTGCTGTTATCAACCCTTTAAAATAATCCTGTTGGAGTTCAGCAGCGGCTTTCAATGCTTCCGGATCACCTGTTTGAGACAACAATGACATTTGGATTCTAATTGCATCAAGAGCATCAGCAGCTTTATCTGCTGTCTCAGTACCGAACTGTTTACTATGTTTTGTTAAATAGTCCTCAATGGCACCCAATGATTTAGATCCTGTCATTTGAGCAGGAGTGATATCAGCAAGGTTAATCATTGGAAACTGCTTTTCAAACTCTCTAATTGTTCTTGCCATAACCTCAGGATTTTCACCGGTCACATCAACAAGATTTTGAATAAGTTGGGCAGCAACTGTCTCACGACCTGACTCACTCATTGTTCTCCACATATTTCTAACCTTATTTACCGCTGTTTTAGCAGTCATATTTAAGGTTTGAAAAGGGAGAGGTGAAAGAACTTCAGCAAGTAATCTGGTGTTTTCTTCACCCGGTGCAATAGATTCTGATAGTCCTGAAGCAGTTGCTGATGTTGCCATAGGGATTGCCTCACCAGCGGCGAATCTTAAAGGTCTAACCTTAGCTGCTTGAATAATTTCATCAAGAGTTCTTCCAACCATAGAAGGTTGTGTTAAAGAAGTATCGGCAGTTGATAGAAACCTGAAACCGCTTCGTGCAGCAGTTAATGGGGCAACTGCAAAAGGTAATGATTGACCAAAAACTTGTCCACCATAAGCAGCAGGTCTGACATTCTCAGGCATTTGTTCAGGGGAGCGAAGACCAAGTTCACCTTTGGCCTTATATCCAATGTATCCACCAATACCACCGCCAATAAGAAGACCAATACCTGCTCCAACTGGACCACCCACTGAACCAATTTCTGCACCAATCATAGAACCAGGGATAATTCCTGATGCTTCTATAAGACCGCCACCGGCTGTTTCAGCGAATGCGCCAACCTTTTGCGAGGTTGTTGCTGATTCTTCACCTTGATTATCAATTGAATCAAATTCGGAAAAATCTTGGGGATTATCCGAGGATGGGACAGTTTCGGGAAATTCAGAAAAATCGTTTTTATTATTATCTTCCATATTACTGCCCTGTTTGTTCAGGATGAGTGGTTCTTGTAACACCATGAGGGTCAATGAATAGTGTAGATGGTGGTAATTTTCTAGCCTCTTCAACAGATTTTACTCTTATTGGGACACCCAATGTATCCCTAAAATCTTGAATACTGTTAACTGAATCCATAAGTCTCATACGTTCTGTTTTTGAAATTTTACCTTCACTTAATGATTTGAGATAACCGTCAACTCTGTTAGAAAGTGCCTCATCAATACCAACTATCCGTTGTCTATAAGCAGTTGGGTTATCCCAAGTAGAACCGGAAATAGATACCTCTTTTTCAATAGCTTCCATTTCAGTAACGCTGAATCTTGGATTATTTTGCAATGATCTTATTAAATCACGCTGTTTATTTTCAACAAATGCTTTATCACTTGCAAATTGAGGATCAATTCCAAACTCTTGTCCAATGAAGGGGGTTTTACCCAAAGTGTTTGCAATTTGTGGGAGTGGTCCTGCAATATTCATGGCTCTATCCCATATGGTTCTTTCTGGTACACCAGAACCAACTTGTTCATTTTGATCGGTATTATATTGTCCACCAGGTTGATCATCTGCACCCTGTAACTGAATACCTCTTTGAGCAAGAGCCTCTTTAACATACACTGGCATGGATGCCTGAATTGTACGTCTTAATCCTGTGATAGAATCAGTAATTTCTTTAGGTCCATATAATTCATTGACCACATTCAGAAACTCTCTATCTTCTTCTTGGGTCAATGATCCTGTTGCAAAACCAGTGGCATTTTCATTTATTGTAGTGAGGAATCGTTCCTTCATGGTTCCACCGCCACCACCTGTGGATGGAATATAAGTACCTGCGAGCTTATCAACCTGACCCTGTGTGATCTTTTCACCTGTGAGTATTTCCAATTGAACAATTTTATCAGAAAGTGTCATGTCATCTTGATCAGGCATGTTTCTAATTTTAATCATTTCGTCTGATGATAAGTTCCGACCAAGTGCTGCTGAGAATGATGCTACATTCCTAGCAACTCGTTTCTCTTCAACTGCAACCTTGGCTTGACCTGTCCCTATGGCAATAGCTGCTGCACGAGATGCGGCAGGGGTCATATACTTACCATATTTATCATCATCCATTATTTCTCTTGCTGTACCATATTGTCCTTGATTAAGCAGACCTTGCACAGCACCACTGACTATTTTCTGACGGAGTGAGTTTGAATGATTAATTTGCTCTTCTTCTGTTAAAGCTGGATATATTTGTAGAAGTTGATGGTCTGCTTCTGCCAGAATGTTATCTAATTCACCGGGAGCTTGTGTAATAGCAATTGAAAAAGTGTTCCCAACCTGCTCTGTCATATTTGTGAGCATTGTGTGTTGAGATTTAATTTGGGAAGTAATAGCAGATTTAGAATATTGGTTGTATTGAGATTCTAAATGATTACGAAGTATAGCTTTACTACCAGTGCGCCCACTGTGCTCATCAAGGGTCTTTTCAATGCGTTTACGCATAGTCGCATTAAATGATTCAACGGCTTTAGGATTGGTAATATCCTCATTAGTCTTCCATGCCTCAAACTCCTGCAATGTCCCCTGATCAAAACTATTCGCTTGACGAACCCTATCAATAACTTCATTTCTTTGAATTATATTATCGCCAATTTGATTAAGAGTATTCCCCAATTGGGAAGTTGCTTGACCAACCTGTGAACCAAAGTCTACACCTGTTGCCTTAGCTCCACTTACTTTGGTTTGCTGTTGGTATACCGGCAATTTAGCCATAATTCAATCCTTAGAATAATTTACTTGCACCTGATAACAGAGTTGTTCCCGCACCTATATTCCCCGCAGTTCTAGCTGAACTAGCTTGCATACCATACAACTCGTTTGTTGTGTCGGCAGTCCATTGAGTATTCAATGCATCAATTTCAGCATTGGCTGCTGATTCAGCCATTACCATTAAAGGTGTTCCTTCAGAAGTGACCCCAGATTTAGCCCTCGCTACTTGGAGAGAGCTTTGGTATGACTCTGACTCACGCCTGATTCGATCCCTTTCGGCATTGGCTTCCAGTTGAGTGATTGCCATATTATATTCAGCAGCTTGAGCACTAGCAGCAGCAGCTTGTTGCTGTCCTGCTGCTGATGAAACTGCACCAACGACTGACAATACTGCTCCAAACCATGCCATTATTTAACCCTCGCATAAAGAATCATATCTTCCCCATCTGGTCGATACGCTTTCATGTAACCTTCTGGTTCAAATCCTAGCATTTTTACCCACCTGTGTCCTGCTTTAAAGTCAATATCAACTGTTGCTTCATATCGTCTATAGCCAAGATCATCAATAATCATGGCACATATTTTATGAATAGATATAAAATGTTTCCCGCAAAATTTAGATAATAATGCCCATGTGTTTGCTCTACCACTCCACATTGGTTCTACCCCTATCACTCCTAAAATAGTATCATCTTCTTGGAAAGTGAATACATGGCCGATGGCGGAGAGCTCACTCAGATCAGCATTCATATCAATAAGAGATGGAATGTATTTCTGACCCTCTTGTAAATCTACTCTGACAGTATCGCCTTTTTCCCACGGTCTAACGATCATAAGTGTGTACCTGTGGCATGACAGCAATGACCGTACAAGGTAATGCTAATCTATGTTGGATTGTTATCTGTGGAGCAACCTGATAATCCCCTGGCCAAGATTGAAGTTCTGTGTCACCAGTAAACAATGGGACTGGTTCACCCATAGCCATTGTAGAATTTCTGAACTGAAGTTCGTTCATATTGGTAGTATCGGGACCAAACCAGAGCCCTGGTCCTGTTTCAAACAATCTCATGACAATATTTGTCACTCTCATCTTCTTACCTTGAGCAACACCATCCGCAGCACCAGCTTCTATTGGCATGGTTTTAAGTGTTGAAACATAAGGCAAACCAAGAACAACAATAGATGCAGATTTTTGTAATGTGACTTCACCGGCCACGACAATCATATTCGGGTGAACTGAACCATCTGCTAAAATGGCAATCTCTTCACCTTCTAAATGATCAAGTCCTGATATTATAGTTGCGGGAGCACCATCATAAGTTAGTCCAGAATCTACATAAAAAGAATAATTATCATTGAATTCTTTTTCAATATATTCAACATATCTAACAGTATCCCCATTAATTGTCCGATTAACAATTAACCATGTGGAGTCTTGATCCCCATCCCAGTGAGGGATAGTTGTGATTGATTCAATGAGTCCACCTATGTCATGACGGTGCCAACCAACAACATCTTCTTCACGTTCATAGGTTAATCCTAGAAGAATACCGGCAGCATCTGGAACCCACATAATTTGATCAGGGGACTGCTGGTATGACATATTAGTGATACCAGCTTGTGTGATGTGTTCGGAGAGCATAGTCATATCAGGAGCTACATAAGAATCTTTATCAAAACTATAAATATATTCTCTGATTTTTCTTAAAGCTCTTTGGACAAATAATGTTGAACTACCTATTTTAAAAGGTTGAATATCAGCACTACCATAGGTTGTTTGAGGGACAATTTTAATATTTGTTGGGGTAACTGCCTCATTTAGAGAACTAGCACTAACAGTGAACTCACTCCCAGATGTTCCAATGGCAAGCACCTTCCCTGGAGACAACCATTGAATTGTATTCACCTCTTGTGAGTTAATTGTGTAGTTCATAGCCCTATCATCATCTGTACCATAACTGAAATCTTCATAATCACCAGTAACAGATGCCCACAAGGTTTGAGGACTATTTACAGTTCCTGCGAACCATAAACGATCTTCATAAAAAGCTACCGCTTTTGGGTAGCCTTTATAATCAGACCAGGCGCTCTCAGACCATGTGTCAACACCGGTAGTGGTACTTGATGGTAGAGTTTTAATGACTGTGGCTGAAACTGATGTATCGCTGGTGTATGCTGTAATTTCAGCATAACCAAAACCACTGTGAATATAATCCCAGTCAACACCACCGTCGCTCTCATTACCGGTTAGATGGACAGGTGCTCTGACACCGGTTGTTCCTGTAGTTGTGGC